TTTTTAATTCTATTTTTGCCATTTCTGACTCCTATAACCCTTGGGAGGGTAAAAAAGGGGTCCGAAGACCCCTAATTATAATTAAACAGCAAGACCTTTGAGGACACCATGACCTGTAGGAATAATGAAGTTTTCAAAGTAACCACCGTAACGTGCTTCGTAGTTGTCTTCACCAGACTTACGAAGGAATACAGTACCGTCATCATCAAACCAACCAAAGTCAGGTCTGTGGTGACGTTCCATTCTCTCATCTCTTAGGAAGTAAATTCTGTCGTCTTCACAAAATCTATCAACGAAAAGACCGATTGGACCTCTAGTTGTTTGGAACTCAACACCTTGGAAAGAAAGACTTCCTTTAATGTTTTTGTTCGGAAGGTTATAAACTTTTTGATCTTCTAAAAGAGCAAGAATGTTTTGGAATTGTGCGTAAGAAGCCATAATCATATTAGGAGTCTTACCAGACTTTCTTTCAACAGAAAGCATGATGTTGTTCATTCTATCAACTGTAATACCTTTGTTTCCAGCATCTTGAACTTCCATCTTCCATCTTCTTTGGATGTTGATTCCGTATAAAGAACCAGCAGCTAAAGTACCGTCAGAAAGATCAGAGATAACTTTAAGGCCAACAGGCTCTCTGTTAAATGATCTTTGCATTACGATTGCTTCAGTAGCAGCAAGTGGAGCTGAACCAGAAGCAGCAGTAAGTAGAGCTGAAGTACCAACTAAAGAGATAGTTTTAGCGATAGGATCAACATCAGTAATTTCAAGTAGGTTAGTAACAGCATCGCCACCTTCAGCTACACCAGCAGAAGTTGGGTGAGCATAAGTATAACCAGAAACCATTTGAACATAATCTTTTTCTTCAAATTTAGCTTCTACCCAAGACGCATCAGGAACAACTACTACGAAAGGAGTACCAATCGAACCAGCACCAGATACGTTTGCACCAGCAGCGTTACCTACAACAAGAGTTCCATCACCAGAACCAAAAAGGATTCTTGAACAGTTTCTCATGTAAGATTCAACAGTCTTTTTAACTGTTTCAGCAGTTGCTCTAACGAATGCACCAGCATCATTAGCAGAAGCTTTAATTGCTTCTCTTTCTACTTCACAAGTTGCATAAACTTTCTTAGAAGTAATTTGAGCACCTTCGTAGTTACCAGAGTTAGATACAGGAAGAATCCCAGCACCAACACCACCACTAAATGACATAGGAGTTGCAACAAATTTTTGCTTCCCAGTAAAGTCGTATTTCTTCTTCATACGTCCATCAAGTACGTTTTCAGAGTTATACATGTTCTCAGATTTTTTGTAATAGTTAATTTTAAACAGATTCGTTTGGTCTGTTAAGTTAAAGTTAGACATTTAAGCCTCCATTAAAGTTAGTAATCGTAGTCGTCAAAAGACTCTACGTGTTCTTCAGTTGATTTCTTCCCATACTTGAATCCAGTAGGTTTAGCTTCTGTAGGTTTAGAAGGGTTTTTAGCTTCAAGAGCTTTAACGTCTTCATCGACCGTAGAAACCTCAAAACCGAGTTCTCGTGCGGCAAGTTTAACTGCTTCTTCATTGGTAGCTTTGGGATTTGCGAACAGTACCCTTGCTGTGCCAGCAGTTAAGTTCTCAAGATCAGTCTCTCCAAGATCATTAGCGAAATTCGTGTCCACAAACGACTTACTCTCCATATACACTGGCTTAAATTTAGCCAATTGGATGATTCGTTGCGGGTCAGATTCCCCTGTTTCTTGTTCAAGTTCTGATTTAACTTGAGCGTACTCTTTCTCACTAACACCGTACTGTTCTCTTAGACCTTCAATCTTTTGGACGGATGCTCTTTGAGCGTTGTCGTCTGCGGATTGTTTATCGCGAGTAGCTTGGTTGTTTCGTAACCATTCCGATTCTTGTCTGGACCAGTGTAACTCTCTCTCAGTTTCAGTCATTTCCTGAAGGTCTGTGAGATTATCAAGCTGGGCTTCCAAGGCTCGTTTCATATAAGTATGCACTGGTCTGCCAGTAATATCAAGTAAATACTTCAGAGCGTCTAAAGGGTCACCATCTACATCATCCATTCTCTTTACAACTTCTTGTAAATCACTGACGATTGCATTCTTTTGACCTTCAAACTTAGCTGATTCTGCTTCCGCATGTTCCAGCTTTTCTTTAGCTTCACCGATAGTTTCATCATAAACCACTTTACCTGAGTAGTTGGCTTTAAGGTCGGCAAGGGACACAAACTCATTTTTCCCTTTAACTTTCACCTTAATAGTAGCATTTTCGTTTATGTCTACCGCCTTATCCCCTTCTTTAAGTCTGAGAGATTTACCCTCAAGCTCTACTTCAGGTTCTTTTTCTTCCTGAACTTCTTCTTTCTCTTCTGCTTCTGGTGCCTTTTCTTCAGCTTCAGGCTTTTTCTCACCCTCTTCTTGGTCATCCAGTTGCTCAATTTGGTTAGTCTTAGTCTCATCTTTGACTTCGACTTCCTCTTCTGGAACTTCTGTAACTACAGGTCCGTCTTCAAAAGTGTCCATTCCAGCTCCGCCGCCAGTTGAATCTGGGGCTGCTGATACTGCTTCAATAGGAGACATATCTCCAAAGGTGTCCATTTCTTGTACTTGCATTCGTTATTCTCCTTGCTGTTCTTCGGTTATGGTGTTTTTCATGTGTTCTGCTTTATTGGTGTCCACACCCTGTTCTGGTCCTTGAGCTGCTGCAGCCATCATTTGTTGATTCACAGCCACTAAAGCCGCTACAGTAGTTTCAGGAGTAAAGAACATTGGGTAATTTGATAAATTTGATACTTCCATTAAAAATTTTACATTCTTTTTACATCTCTCGAACATTAAACTCTCGAGAACTGTTACATAAACGATGATCTTAGCTTGAACCTCGTCTTCAACAGTAGTTTTGAATGTAGTTTCCTGTAAAGCTTTCCCAAATACGCTGTAATGCACAAGAAGCTCATCATATTGTTGAGGCTCTGGCGCATCGCCACCTTCAAGGATAGTCTGAAGGTTAGTCCTAGCTGCATTTACCGCAACCGTAGCTGAATTTTGGAAATGATCTTCTGTACCTAAGTCCAACATCTCGATAACTTCTTCTTTTCTGAAGATTGGGTCAGTCTGAGTCATTGCGTTAAGGTCTACAATCGCAGCGATCTTACCTGTTTTAGTATCAGGAAGTGCTGAAGTGTTTTGAAGCTCAATATCATAGATTCTACTGAAATCAGCTTTCTTCATAGATTTGATAAGATATTCGTTAGTTTTACCTAAGATTCTTACTGTTCTATTATCGTCAGCCGTATAATACTGTCTCATTAAAGAGAGCATCATCTTGTAAGTAGAAAGTACCGTTCTCTTTCTTTTCTGCTGTTGAACGATAATTCTCTGCGATTCTTGTTCATCAAGAAATCTTAAGGCTGAGTTAGCTGTTACACCTGAAGGTACTTGACCTCTGGAAATATCGTAAACATTCGATAATTGAGTGATTTTAGCCTCAAGCATCTCCTGAAGTTGGAAGTTTCCTTGGTTAGTAGGTGATTTAGTAACTAATTTAGGCTCCATTGGTCCTGTGAACTCAATAACAGTGAAGTCATTGTTCAGTGAGTTAATATCACAAGCACCTTTAGGCATTACCCACTTAGGGGCTGAACCTACGCCAAAGTCTCTAGCTATTCCAGATTGAATATTGTTATACATTCTCTGCATTTGCTCGATATTTGTAATAAAAGGTCTTCCCCAAAATTCAGAGTAAACGTCAATATCAGTCTGAGGTACGAAAGGTAGTTCCCCATGCTCATAAGGAAAATCCCCATGCTCTAAGATTACATCATCCGTATAAATTATTTTAGCACCTTCTGATAAGAACTTAGTAGGCTTGTGCCAGAAAGTTCTAACCATAACCATATTCTTAGGTTGTGAAAGTTCCGTAGTGTCCCAGTTGTATAGTTGTCTTACGTTCTCTAGGATTTCGTTTTTCTTTTTAGGCCATCTAGCCTTTGCTTCTTCTAAAGGCATCCATTCGACTTCATCAACATAGTCGATTTCGTCCCATTCTTTCTTCCCTTGCTCTGGAAAGATTCTATCTGCACCTTTAATCTTAACACCAACATCTCCAACCTTAGTCAGCCCTACTTTCTTAGCGGCTTTTGGGTCTTTTTGAAGAAGTTTGTCATATACAGGACTTGTTGGACCTAATTCTTGGTCCCACTGTAGACATACAAAGGAGTGACCCATTGTAAAAGCTGTCCTGTCGTTCTCTTGAAATAGTTTCTCTATTTGAAGGTCATAGGCTCTAGAATCGAGAAGCATCTTACACGATTTAGCGTTATTAATGTCATCTTGACTGTTGTTGTGTGGAATAGCAGCGATAGATGACTTCATCTTTGCTGATTGTGCCACTCTAGCTTCAGTCATTTCGTAGATAAAATTAACTACATGCCGAGGCTTACGACTAGAATAACCATTATCATCACGCCTAGTATCTCTATAGTCATAATCCCTCCAATGGATCCCTTTATACAACGCCATCCAGCGTCTATATGATCTAAGTCTTGACTGAGCAGCTTTTTCGGCTGAGTCATAGTTAGTATTCAACCACTGTAGGGACCCTTTTTCATCTTTATCTTCTCTGAACTGGAACGGTGGCTGTTGGGCGAACTCATTCATTTGCTCTGTAGATGAAAAATCATCGAAAGTCTGTACACTCATTATTTATCTCCATATTCTTCAAGGAATTCTAAATATTTACTTCTTGCTGCACTTTTATCTAAACCGCCATGAGGTTTATCATCCCCTACATTTACCTTTTCTGGCAAGGCGATTCCAAAAGTGTCAAACTCAGATAGTACTTCTTCTGTGGCTGCTTCTGCTGAAGGTGAAGTTAGTGCGGAATACGCTGTCATTAAGCCCCCAACCATAGGTAGGTGTTTAGTGAGTTTAGATAGTTTCCTAAAAGCGTCACCACCTTTAGATATTGTTCTTTTTATTATTTTAGCTTCCATATCTGGTGTTGCAGGTCGTTTCAACCTATCAAATCCAGCATCTATAATTCGAAGGTTGCCCTCTGGATCTACTCCAAAGTTCCCTGAGTGTAGGTCACTAATAGGTGCCCCAGCGTCCTTGGCTCTATGGGATAGTTGAGCCCTCACTCTTTCCCAATCAGGTCTATTTCTTATCTTCCTACTATCCACTTCCATTTTGTCAGCTACTAAGTAAGTACCTTTAGAGGTCTTTACTATGTGGGTGTCTGGAGTAGTTTTAGACTCAGAAAGCATAACCTTCTTCTGACCCCTTACTTCCATCTTATCCGCGTTTGAAGGTGTTTGGAATTT